AAAAAGGGGCTGGCAGATGCCAACCCCTTGTTTGCTATTAACTTTTAGATGTCGCGTTAGCGATACCTTAGTTAAGACGCTTTTATCAAGACCCTATCAATAACAATAACTTGCCATTAAAAACAATTAGTTAAGCCAATTCTAGTTGCACTAATTTGCAGTGTTATGCAATCTCTGCTGCCATAGTGCTGCCATTCGCTATATCTGACTTTTGCTATTTTTTAATATCGGATGCGATTCTACAAACTTCGTGAAACTCAGCTAATTGATCTAAAAATTCTTTCCAACTAGGGTCATTAGAAAAAAAATGATCTCTTCTTTTAAGATGATCTTCAATTATCGCCTCAAGTTTACCACCATATATTTTAAGCTCTTCAACATCTAACGATGTTTGTATATGTTGATTGCAACGTGCTGATTGCAAACAAAGGTTTTCAAGTTTGTGGGCATCATCACCATTTTGATTGATAGATTTTAAATGCCCCCACTCATACATTATATAATCCTTATCCCATAAAGAAGGTCTATTCCAACACATAACCTTCCCCTGACTATTTTCCACATGAAAAAATGGCCTTTTGCATTGCAACGTAAATATAATCTCGACAAATTTCAGCGTCAGTTCCTTACCCTCTTTTAATCTCCTTGTGAAATAAGGGTAACCACTAAGAATGAAATATTTGACTACATTTCTCGCCAACCTTAACTTTTCTTTATCATTATAGTAAGCCTCTTCCCCCTTAAGACTTATATTTTTACGATGATCTTCTAGTCTTTTTATAGTTTCTTCTTTTTCATCGAAAACCTCCTTATCTGATTCACTTAACTGCTTATAAGCTTCAGAGGGAGGTACAACACCCGATTTAATTCTTTTACTAGCCATATATTTATCATCCTTTGTTATTAGCAATTGGGTTGAGTAATGCAGCCTCTTCTAAATGGTCTGGTGCAAAGTGAGCATAACGCATGGTTTCGCGAATATTGGCATGGCCGAGGATGCGCTGCAGAACCAAAATATTGCCGCCATTCATCATAAAATGACTGGCAAAGGTATGCCGTAAAACGTGGGTCTTTTGTCCTTCCGCCAGTTCGATATCCGTGAGCGCGAGCATCTTCTTGAACTCTTGATAGCACGGATGGAACATATTCCCCTGTAGTGGGGAAAGTTCATCGTAAAGCCAGCGAGGTATTGGAACGGTGCGGTTTTTGCCGCCCTTAGTTTTAGTAAAGGTGAGCTTACAAGGTGAAAGCTGGGAACGGTTGAGCCGCTCCGCTTCGCTCCATCGGGCGCCGGTTGCTAAACACACCTTCACAATTCGTGTCAGATAAATTTTGCCGTAAGAGTCGCATGCATTAAGAAGTATTTTTATCTGACTATCAGTCAGCCAGGACATTTCCTTTTCTTTTTCTTTGAAGATACGAACGCCCTCTATGGGATTCGGAAGCTTCCACTCACCCAACCTACGTAACTCGTTAAATACGGCATCCAGATACTGCTGCTCACGGTTAACCGTGATCGGCTTAGCAACCCATTTTTCCGGGTTCGCATGGTAGCCGTTATCAATCTGGCCGCTTAGACGTTGGTCACGGTAGTGCGCCCAATCCTTTTGGGTGATCTTTGCCGCAATGGGATCACCCATGCCTTTGCAAACGATGTGCAGTTTTGCGAGTCGGGATTTACTGGCTGAAAGAGACTGGCCGTGTAGACGATGCCATAAATCAATCAGCTCACTTAGCTTGCGGCGGTCTTCTTTTTCACCAAGCCAGGGCTTTTCTTCCGATTCCTTCTTTATATAATTTTCGAAAGCCTCGGCCTCACCCTTCGTATTAAACTGCTTGCGAATGCGTTTACCTTCCCTTCCGTTTGGGAATATCTGCGCAAGCCATTTGCCATTTTTTTGTTTAGTAACAGTCATAGTGAGAACCGAGGTAAATTACTTATTGTTCACAAAGGTTATTGCCAGCATCAAGGATTGGGCTGATGCTTTTCTTAACCCCTTTATAGTTTGGATCGTCAGCCCATACAGCATCTATGTCGTAACCCTCCATTTTCCCGGACTGGACTGCATCTTTTGCGTTGCCATTTACAGGATATCGGTCATCAGTATCAGTGTTATAAACGAAGATGAAACGTTTATTAATGCAGGACACCTTAGCTTTCTTAAAAGTAAGGGGCCAGTCTCCACCTAATTTTGTTGAATCCAAATCAACAGATTTTTCGGCAGCATAAGATGCAGATGCCCCAATAAGGCATGCTATGGCAAGAAATAACTTTTTCATTCCGTTCCCTAAACGTGTTTTTCCAGAGTAAATAATACCGCCCCGTATGGGGTAACGTCTGATGCACCACATTCAAACGAGACATTTGGATTGGTTAGCTTAATTTTCCCACCGGGTAGGCGAGAGATATCATACACATCATAAGAGTCATCAATATTAACGAACCAGCGACCATTGGCGATGTTCTTAGCCTCTGTATTCACTAGCCATGAGTTACCAACACCATCAATAAACACTAAGCAATCCTTATCGACTGCGGAAAGCGCCGGATCCATAAGCCAATTTCCTGCGTCATTCAGAACGCCCGACACTAATTTTTTCTTCGGAATACTTATTGATGATGTGACAACTTCAGGCTGACTATCGAACATCTCACCTTTACCAGTTGCTAACCATCTGAGAGGCACGCCTGTGTCTAGCGCGCATGCCACTACTACGTCTCCGGGGAAGTATTCCCTGCGGATCCATGTGCTGATTGTGCCAGAAGAGATATCAAGTAAATCGCCCAGCTCCTTTTGCATGGTAAAGCCGTAGGCATCTAAGAGTCGGCGTAAAACTAATTTCCCGCCGTTAGCCATGATCTCATCGTAAAGCTGCTTACCTTTCAGTAATGGCTCATCTCGCAAATGCGAATTAACAAGCTCACCAGTCATTAACCAGTTCAAGTCTGCGCCAGTTTCAAGAGAGCATTTGATAATCGCTTTTCCAGGCAAGCTGTTGCGCTGAATCCAGGTGCTGATGCTGTTAGATGGCACACCCAAGACTTCTGCAAGCGCTCTTTGAGTGGTGACGCCATATGACGAGCAGATCCGCTCTATCAACTCCTGCGTATTCAAATTTTCATCATTCATTATTAACTCTCACTCAAAATCGATTTACATGATCGCATTTTCGATCTAAAGTGACGCTCATCGACCAAGATGCACGTCACTGCACCATATTTTACTTAACCGGAGATAATGCGATATGAAAGATGCAAAAGCAACTTCAACGCATGAGCCTGAAAGCTCGCAAAAGCAATCCAGTCCTTTTACCGACTCACAAATCAATGCGCTTGTATCAGCCTTACTGCCAAGCCTGCAAAAAATGATCGGCTCTGCAATGGCAGACGCTATGAGCGTTCGTGACTTTGCAGCAATGCGCGGCGTCAGTGAGCGCTTAGTCTGGCAGTGGCTTGACGAGGGCATACTGCTCAAGGCTCCAACCAAAGATTTCAACAATAAAAAAAGTGCTGAAAAACGCAGCAAAGTCCTCATCAACGTCAAAGCATGGCGCGACAAACTCACCCAGCAGGCTGTGGACTGTCGTTATATCGATGCCCGCACCTCGCAATCTCTTAACTGATTTCGATTATTCAAGTTGAGCAAGGGAATAGCCATGTTTGATTTCAAGACTTCCACACATAACCACTATGACGACGCCTGCCGCAAGTTTGCGCTGACACATAGCATGGCTGAGCTGGCGCAGCGAGCAGGCATGAAAGCACAGACCCTGCGCAATAAGCTGAACCCGAATCAGGTGCATCAGCTGACGGTTTCAGAATTGCTGTTGCTTACCGATCTGACCGAAGACGCCACGCTGATAGACGGCGCGCTGGCACAACTGCATTGCCTACCATGCGTACCGGTTAATGAACTGGCAAAAGACAAGTTTCAGTCTTATGTGCTGAAAGCGACTGCTGAAGTCGGAAGCATGGCCGCCAGTGCCGCAAACCCGGAGCGGATAACTGCAACATGCCGCCGCAGTATTCTGGAGGCCGCAAACACCGGTATTCGCTGCATGATGCTGGCCGCGATGACCGTGCAGGCCCGCGTTCACTCTAACCCGACCTTAGCCTCAACCGTTGACGCTATCAGCGGGCTGGGTGCTTCGATTGGTATCAGCTGAGGGCGCACGATGATTTCATTTGCGGCACACCTCAAGCGCCAGAGTCCGTCAATGTCATACGGCAATGGCTGGATTATGGGCGAGAACGGCAGGCGCTGGCATCCGGTATTAAGCCAGCAGGTACAGGTAAAAGAGCAAAGAGGTAAATCATGGCTATCGAGGGCGATTCAATGCTGGTTGAGCTTTCTGCCGGGCAGAGGGTTTCGGCGCTGAATCACGTTGCCTTACTTCGCGCGCAGCTGATGGGCGGCAACTGTGAAAAAGATATGGCTCGTTTTTTCTCTGAAATGCGCGATGTGACAGACAGTAATTACCGGGATAACAAGCGCGCACTGAGCGCAATTCTTTTCCTGGCTAACATCGGTAAAGACAGGCACGACGCTGAATTTAGTGAATTGACTACTGATGAAAGAAAGGCGCTTATTTGTGCTATGAATCATTTAAAAGCAGTCGTGAGTTTATTTCCAAAGCGAATGACCCTTTCTAATTAATGAACCTTAAGCAAATTAATGGCGTAAATCCGCCGGGCATTCTTTTGCCCAAATTCAGGAGAAAGAAACATGCGAAATATACAGACCCGTAATTTTAAAGCTGATGACGATGCGCTTAGCGCCCTGCTGAGTAAGGCCAAAACCGAGCAACGTTCTGATGATGCGCTGTCGATTTCTATCCGCCTGGCCGCACTGGCAATTCATGCCCGCCAAAAAGAAATGTCTGCAGTAGAAATTATCGAACTGCTGGACAAAGAGGCCGTGCGCTTTGAGAACCAGGCGCAGGAGTTGCACTGATGGCCGACTCAATCGACATGGCGCAGCAGCGCGCCGATGAACTGCTGGCACGCAATATCGCCAGCGTCGTTAACCGCCCGGTCAGCGTGGCAGCTTCGTTCTGTGAAGACTGCGACGCGCCAATCCCGGAGCAACGCCGCCGCGCCGTGCGTGGTGTGACTCGCTGTGTCAGCTGTCAGGACATGGCCGAACTTCGCACGAAAGTATCAAAAGGCGGTGTTGTATGAATACGATCCTGAAGTGGGCGGGCAACAAGTCCCGCGTAATGCCAGAGCTGCTGACGCACCTGCCTGAAGGTGATCGACTGGTCGAACCCTTCGCCGGTTCATGCGCAGTAATGATGAAAACCGATTACCCGGCCTATCTGGTTGCGGATATAAACCCTGACCTGATTAACCTCTATCGCCAGATTAAAGAGCACACCCGTCCGTTTATCGTTATTGCGGCCAGCCTGTTTAATCAGAGCAAGACCGGCGAAAGCTATTACACCGTCCGTGAGGCGTTCAACCACAATCCGGCTCTGCCTCTTCTGGAGCGCGCCGCTTATTTCCTCTATCTGAATCGCAATGGCTATCGTGGTCTTTGCCGCTACAACAAGCGCGGCGAATTTAATATCCCGTTTGGTAACTACGCAGAGCCATATTTCCCACTGACTGAGATTGAGACATTTGCAGAGAAAGCACAGCGCGCGACATTCATCTGCGCAGACTTTCGCGAAACGCTGCGCCTGACCAAAGCTGGCGATGTGGTGTACTGCGATCCACCGTATGACGGCACGTTTTCGGACTATCACTCGGCTGGATTTGATAAGTATGAGCATCACGATCTGGTCAGCATGTTGCTCGACGCCTCGGAGCGTTGCCCTGTTGTGGTTTCAAACAGCGACACCCTCTACACCCGCAGCATTCTTCGCGATTTCGATATCACCAGCATCAGCGTAGCCCGCTCGGTTGGGGTAGCAGTAGGCAAGGGAAAGCGTGCCTCTGAAATCATTGCTGTGCGACGCCCGCAGAAGGGCGTTCAATTTGCTGGTTTCGATATGGCTCAAGGTGCTGATAAATCCGTCGTGGTTGAGGTGCGTGGATGATCCACTTCCATGGTGGACCAATCACACCTGATACGTGCGCGCTCAAGGCATGGAAAGGCAGGCACGCATTTATCAGCTTCGCAAATCCGGGCCAGCTCATGCTGGCTTCGGAAGTCTGCCAGAGTTTCGCGCTTGATAATGGTGCGTTTAGCTTCTGGACAAAAAAACGAGTTGTGAGCTGGGACAGTTATTACGAATTTGTAGCGCGCTGGAAAAATCACCCTCGCTTTGCGTTTGCCATCATTCCCGACGTAATCGGCGGCAGCGGTGAGCAGAATGATGCGCTGATAGCAGAGTGGCCTCACGGAAAAATTACCGGCGTACCGGTATGGCACATGAATGAAACTGATGACCGTTTTATTCGTCTGTGCCATGAGTTCCCTCGCGTCGCGTTGGGTTCTATGGGCGAGTATGACGCCAGTCGGCCGAAAGAGTGCGCAGCGCGTCTGCGAGATCTGATCCGTCATGTTGTTGATGGTAGTGGCTATCCGATCACCAAGCTTCACGGTCTGCGCATGTTGAATAAAGACCTCTTCAAGCGCGTGCCTCTTTCATCAGCAGACAGCACTAATG